TGTTCTCATTATTGACGACCCCCACTCGGAGCAGGAGGCGGCACTGGGGGCTTACAACGCAGAAGTCTACGAGAAAACCTACGAATGGTACACATCTGGACCAAGGCAGAGACTCCAGCCGGGGGGAGCTATCATAATTGTTATGACCAGATGGTCTACCAGAGACCTGACAGGTAAAATTATCAAGTCTGTCACCCAAAAAGAGGGTGTAGATGAGTGGGAAGTCATAGAACTCCCTGCAATCATGCCGTCTGGCAAGCCATTGTGGCCTGAGTTTTGGCCGATTGAGCAACTTGAGTCGCTAAAAGCAGAACTTCCTGTCTCAAAATGGTCTGCACAGTACCAACAGAACCCAACTTCGGAAGAAGGGGCGCTAATTAAACGAGAATGGTGGCAAGAATGGGAGCGCTCCAATCCTCCAGCCTGTGAAGCTATCATTCAAAGCTGGGATACAGCGTTTTTAAAGACTCAAAGGGCCGATTACAGCGCTTGTACAACGTGGGGAGTGTTCTATCACCCTGATGAGAATGGAGAATCACATCCAAATCTCATATTGCTAGATGCTTATAAAGAAAAACTTGAGTTTCCGGATTTGAAAAGAGCAGCATACGAAAAATACTGGGAATATGAGCCAGATCAGATGATTGTCGAGGCGAAAGCTGCTGGATCTCCACTAATATTTGAGCTTCGTGCGATGGGTATCCCCGTGACAGAGTTTACACCTTCGCGAGGTCAAGATAAGATAGCCCGTGTAAATGCAGTTAGTGATTTATTTGCCAGTGGTGTTATATGGTGTCCTGCAACAAGATGGGCAGATGAGGTTATCGAAGAGTGTGCCTCATTTCCTTCTGGGGATCACGATGATTTAGTTGACTCTACCACTCAGGCTCTGCTGAGATTCCGTCAAGGGGGTTGGATTAGAACCTCAATGGATGAGTGGGACGATGAACCGATCTACAGAAGGCCGGTTGAGTATTATTAAGGGGATTTAAAATGGCAGTCGAGAAGCAAATGACACCATCCGATGTGGATGCTGAAGGTACAGAGGCTGTCGAAGTCGAAGTTGTGAATCCTGAAGCGATATCGATATCTGATGATGATGGTGCGATGGTTATAGATTTCTCTGGTGACGTTGCAGATGAAATCATGGGTCCAGATCATGATGCTAATTTAGCAGAATATATGGATGACGCAGATCTTGAGTCTTTGGCATCTGAACTAGTTACAGATTTTGAAAGCGATAAGCAGTCACGCCGTGATTGGGCAAGAAGCTATACTCGTGGTTTAGATCTTTTGGGAATGAAGATTGAAGAAAGAACCCAGCCTTGGCAGGGTGCTGCTGGTGTATTTCACCCTCTCCTTACAGAAGCTGTTGTTCGATTTCAGGCTCAGGCAATGGGGGAGCTTTTTCCAGCATCTGGACCTGTACGCACAAAGATAGTTGGCCGCAAAGACGTAGAAAAGGTTGAGCAGGCTCAACGTGTAGAAGAGGAGATGAATTATCTTCTTACAGAAAAGATGACAGAATATAGAGATGAAACAGAACAGATGCTGTTCCGTCTTCCTCTTGCAGGCTCCGCTTTCAAGAAAGTCTATTATGATCCTCTCATGGAGCGTCCTGCTGCCATGTTTGTGCCAGCAGAAGATTTTGTTGTTTCATATGGCGCATCTGATCTCGCCACATGTCCTCGCTATACGCACGTAATGAAGAAAAATGCAAATGAGATTGTCGAGCTTCAGGTTAATGGTTTCTATCGCGATATAGAGTTACCAGATCCTGAGCCAGACTATTCAGATATCCAAGAGAAGTATGATGAGATTGAGGGAGAGAGCGCTGTTATCGAAGATGATGACAGGCACACGATACTAGAAACTCATGTTGATCTAAATATGCCAGAGCCATTTGATGATCCAGATGGCATAGCTCGTCCATATGTTGTTACACTCGACAAGTCATCAAAGATTATCTTGTCGATAAGAAGGAACTGGTATGAGACTGATCCCAAAAAGCGTAAAAGGCAGCACTTTGTACATTACCGTTATCTGCCGGGGCTTGGTTTTTATGGAACAGGCCTTATCCACCTTATCGGCGGTCTTGCTAAAAGCGCCACATCTATACTTCGTCAACTTATCGATGCGGGTACGTTATCTAATCTTCCTGCTGGCCTCAAAGCTAGGGGTCTTCGGATTAAAGGTGATGATTCGCCTCTCATGCCGGGTGAGTTCAGGGATGTGGACGTACCGGGTGGTGCAATCAGGGATTCGATTGCATTCCTTCCTTACAAGGAGCCGTCCTCAGTTTTATATCAACTGCTCGGAAACATTGTTGAAGAGGGGAGAAGGGTTGGCTCCGTTGCGGATGTACAGGTTGGAAACCTCAATCCACAGGCTCCAGTAGGAACAACGCTTGCTCTCATGGAGCGTAGCATGAAAGTAATGTCTGGTGTTCAGGCTAGACTTCATGCGGCTCTAAAAAGAGAGCTTGGTTTATTGTCTGTAGTCATCAAGGACTACATGCCATCAGAGTATGCCTATGAGATGGACGGAGATTTTGATCGCCGTAAAGACTTTGATGATCGTGTTGATGTTGTTCCGGTGTCTGATCCAAACGCAGCCACTATGTCACAACGTGTGGTGCAATATCAGGCGGCTCTTCAGTTAGCGCAGCAGGCTCCCAATCTTTATGATATGGGCAAGCTGCATAGGCAGATGTTAGAGGTTCTTGGCATCAAAGACGCAGATGAGATTATTAAGTTGCCAGAGGACATCAAGCCTCATGATCCAGTCACAGAAAATATGGCTATGCTCAAGCAAGAGCCTGTCAAAGCGTTTAAGTATCAGGATCACGAAGCCCACATACAAGTTCACTTGGCTGCGGCACAAGACCCAAAACTACAAGAGATTGTTGGGCAAAGTCCGTTTGCTGGTGCGATTCAAGCTGCCATGGCGGCTCACGTTACGGAGCATGTCGCCTTCCAATATCGTAAGGAGATTGAGAAAAATCTTGGTGTCGGTATGCCAGATGAGGAGAAGCCTCTGCCAGAAGACATTGAGATTGAAATATCTCGCCTCGCATCTGAGGCTGCGGCAAAGCTATTGAAGAAAGATCAGGCAGAAATGGCACAAGAAGAGGCCATGAAGCAGCAACAAGATCCACTCACTCAAATACAACAGCGTGAATTGTCTCTAAAAGAGGCGGAGTTTGAGCATAAAAAACAGCTTGATATTGCCAAATTACAATCAGAGACTCAAACAAAACTAGCAAATGTTGAAGTACAGAAGGATCGTATCGAGTCTGAAGAGAAGCGTGAAGGCGCAAGACTCGGTGTTCAAATCGCTCAAGAAGCAGAAAGTATTCGTCGAGAGGACATTAGAGACGGAATAGAGCTTGGGCGTGAAATTGCAAGGGAGATAGTTGGAGATAATGAATGAACTTGAGTCTATAAGATCAAAGATCAGAGAGTATATGAATAATATCGCAGATCACATGGCTAGTGGTGGTTGCGAAAACCATGAAGATTATATACGTTTGGTCGGAAAAGTAGAAGCACTTGCATTAATAGAAAGAGATGTATTAGATTTACAGCAATTAATGCAATCTGAATAACCCGGTTAACCCCGCAAGGTACTGTGAACCTTAATCACTGCAAGGAAGACAAATGTATTCAGCAGCTAAACAAGTCAAAGAAGATGTAAAACAGAGAATACCAGAGCCATCAGGCTACAAACTCTTGATAAGTCCCTTAGAGGTAAAAGAGAAAACGGACAGCGGCGTTTATATGCCCGACTCCCTCAAATCAGCAGAGCAAACAGCTTCAGTCATTGGCTTTGTAGTCAAGGCTGGCCCTGATGCCTACATGGATAAAGATAAGTTTCCTAACGGTCCTTATTGCAAAGAGGGTGATTTTGTCATCTTCAGATCCTATTCAGGCACACGTTTCAAGATTGATAAGCAGGAATTTCGTTTGATCAACGATGACACAGTTGAGGCAGTTGTCGATGACCCAAGAGGATATACAAGAGCATGAGTACGAACCCGGCAGAAAAGTATGAAGACCTTCCTAATGAGAACGAGGAAGAGGTTGTAGATACTGGTGAGTTAGAAATCGATATTATCGATGATAC